CCCCCCCCCCCCCCCCCCCCCCCCCCCCCCCCCCCCCCCCAATTCACGGTATTTAACAAAGAGTTTTGCCGGTAGATGAAATCCTGCAAACTCATACCAAACTTCTAAGAGTTGCGTAAATACTATTTTTTCTTCTGACGTCGAACAATCGATCCGTAGGAAAATTCGTTGTAATGCCCGGCCATGCCAAAGGCCCCGGGGGACATGCCTTTCCTTTGAAAAAATCGGTCGCATGCCTCGTTGACCAAAGCGGCTGAAAATCCTCGAGGTTCCCCAAAGGAATCCGAGTCGGCCATCATGCGGATCGGAAGTCGGTTGTGCGTCCCTCGCACCATTGCGGGATCAAATTTGTTCATCGCCTGAAGGAACTCGTCAATTTTGGATGCGTCGGTATCCATCGCGCCAAAGCAGATCGGTCATGCGTTTTGCCCACGCCCGCACCATCATTTCCGACGCCTCGGGGTGCAAAAGGTGGAGGCATTCGTGAATTTTGGTATCAAGCGACTCTTTGCCATCCCGGTGTTTGGGGCAAATAACGATTTGATCGGGGGCGATGGCAAGGCCCATGGCCCGTTCTTTCCCGAGCTTCCTATAGGAGATCTTGATCTTCCTCGGTAATTTCATATTCCCCCTCGAGGTAATCCAAACGCCGGTGAATTTTTCCCATGAACTCGCGCAAACGATCGATGAGTTCAACGTGGTTGTCGGTTGCCACTTTTAACCGAAAGGGAAGCCCGACGCCTTCGATCTTGGCCACAAGCTCAAGGGCGAACTTGATCGGGGCTTTGCCATGGGGAAGTTGAACGCTCACAAAAGAACGCCCTGGTGGACCCGCCGGTTTTCAACCTCGAAGTCGCCGCCGCGGGCCATTTCCACCACGGCAAACCCGTGGTTCCATCGGTTGAGCGGCATGTAATGCGGATGGAGCTCACACAAGCACCCGGAGGAGAAACACGTTATCATTTTTCCGCGCACGGTGGGCTCGGTGTGCTCGCTACTTTGATGAAGGTGGCCGGTCAGGGTGCTGTCTTTGGCTTTAAGAAAAAACCCTCTTGCCGCGTTTACCGGGGCCAAAATCGCCTGACGGTACTCGTGGCCGTGCAGGATCGTGAGCTTCCCCGCGTGAATAAGACGCTTGTCGGTCACATGCTCCACGCCGCGATTAGCAAACCCCATGAGGTCGGGAAACCGGAATTGAGGAATATCAAGAAGCTCCGGGGCTTTGACCCTCAGATATGCTTGGTAGCGTTCATCGTGGTTGCCGTCCTTCCAAATGAGTTTGACCTTGGGAAATTTGTATTTGAGGTAATCGAGAAATTCATTTACCGCAGAAATTTCTTCGGCCGCGGAGCGTTCCCGGGGATCCTTTTCAAAGCGGGAAAGTTGGTAAAAATCAATCGTGTCTCCGTTTAAGAGGATCGTATCCACTTTGCGCTTTTTCAAGTGTGCCAGGGCGACCTCGAGGGCCGGGGTGTTGTGATAGGGAATATGGACGTCGGAGAGTACCCCGATCACTTTGCCCTCGAGGTGATAGGGAACAAACTTGCGTTCCGAACTAACGGGAAGAAATGGATTCCCGGGCTTTTGAACGGGTCGCACGTTGCGTTTGTCGGCCATCTTGCTGAGATTCTTTTTGCCACTGGCACCGCGATGGTACTGGAGAGTACCTCGGCAGGATTGCAAGTTTGACCAGACCTCCGGGTGCTTTTTGTAAAGTTTCTTTGCCAACGTGAGGGTTGGAGTATCGGGAAACTTATCGAGCGCGTCCTTGGCAATATTTCCTTGAATGCTCATTTAATCGTGGTGGCGCGGAGCGCTCTGGTGCGGTTTGGGTGGGTGATCTCCCACAAGGTGATCCAAAATTGTGGCCGCCATCGAAATGGTCATGGAATCATCTTCTCGAAGAAGCCGAGCCAGCGACCGGATCGATGCCAGGCGCAAGCTCAAATGATGGCCGTACGCAATAGAATCAAGCGCTTCCTCCCGAAGTTGCGCCGCGTACCAGGACGCCCCGGCCGTTGGAAATGCCGTGCGGTGTTCTGCTTGGCCCCGGGTGTATTTTTCCAACCCCCGAATATATGCTTCACTCCAAATTTGGGCGGCATCCTCCTCTGGGGTGATGGGGTGCATGCTTTACGGAAAGCGTCAACGGCCTTAAACGCAAAACGTGTCCCGGAGCGAGGCGTTCCGATTGATCCATCCTTTAAGCCATTGCTGACGCCCCTCAAGGGCAATCTGGTTGTAATATGTCTGGCTTTTGGCAATTACGGCCAAGGCTAATTCTTTGGAATTTGGCAAAGAGAACGCGGCCTGAGTCGTTGCCGGGCCAACATACCCATCGATGACCACATTCTTTCCATAATCCACCAAGGCTTTTTGCAAAAAGATCCCCGCCCTTTTAACGCCGCAATTCAAGGCATAATTGGCGACCACCTCACCCACGGGTGAGGGGAGGGACTCGGCGTTGCAGGGGATCCAATACTTTGCTCGATAGGAAGCGACAACCCAATGCGATGTGGGATTGTCAGTCAAACCGTCATCCCTCGAGGTGAGCCCGGCAAAGGTCTTGCCCGCGCCGTCGTCGAGTTTTTCAACCTTAATGGTGCCATCTTTGTCGGTTTCGGCTTCCCAGGACAGCGCCCAGATAAGCCACCGGCGGAAGCGGGGTGCATCCGCTAGGGCCGCCGCAATAATGTCGTTTACGGTCATTCTGGCTTGCTTTCGGCAAACTTGGAAATGCCTTTGGCCGCGCTCAGAGATCCGATTGCGACCGAAAGCAGATTGGCAAGTGCGGGAGGACAATCCACCACATCGCCGGTTAAAACGTGCCGGGTGATGAAATAAACCGTCACTCCGACCACGGTGAACAGAATCACCCACAAACCGATCCTGACTGAAGACGGGTCGCCGTTTGCCTCGCAGAGAGCCGATTTGATGAAGTTCATAAATAAAATTTCCACGCCGTCTTAATACCGATGTAAGCGATCACGGCCAGAACAGTAAAAAGGGCAATAAGTCGCCATTCCCAAATTTCTTTTAACCCGGCAACTTGTTTCTCGTGCCAGTAAACAACCTCATTTTGAGCGGCGGTGAGTTGTCGAGACTGTTCGTCCACTTTGGAAACGTATTGTCCCACCGCAATCTGAGCCTCACTTAACGAGTTGGTGAGGGCGGCATAGGCTTTTTCACCACCGGGTTGGACGTATCCGCCAAGGGCAACGGCCGCGGCCGCCGAAGAGGAAACCGAAGAAACCACCGCAACGGGTGATGGGGCGATCGTGTCGGACCGCGGGGCCGTGGCGCACCCGGTAAATGTAAACAGGATCAGAAGCGGAGGGAGCGTTCCCACGAGCTCAATCAGTTTGATCCGAAGGAGGTGACTGTATTTCATCACTTTCCAATGGAAAGCGATCTGGATCTCAACCAAGAGATACAGGAAAGAAACCCAAAAATGCCGAGCCAAAAGGCCAACGATGCGGAGGATATTCATCACCCCTCCGCCCGGGTGTCAAAGTTAGTGGGTCATTTTGTTTCCTAAGAGGGCTTCTTCGATGCGCTTTGTGCGTTGATCAATTTGGAGAACCGTGGCCGCAACCGATGCCAAGAGTTCGCGCCTTTGAGCCGCGTCGACTTCGATGGCGTTTAGTCGGTTGTCCTGGATGCGATCGTGTTCTTCAATGGAAGTGACCCGATAAGGAATGATGATGATTCCGGCAACCGCCGCAAGAATGACAACAATACCGTTTCCGCCGGAAAAAATTGGCATGATGTCTTTCAAATGTTGAAAGAAAGACTTGGGTTCGCTCATATCAGTTTTGTAAATACGGCAACGGCTCCAGAAAGTAGCGTTGCGGTTCCGGTTGCGGTTCCGGTCTGGGAGAACTGAATCTTCATGGTCGGTGCGGAAGAGCCGGTTACGATGTAATAAACTGCCGCTGATGGGTTGTTGGTATTGCCGGTGCTGGATCGATTGATGAAAGCGTACAAGTTGCCCGATGGGTTGGAAAATCCAGCATCAGTTCGAGATCCAAATATGACGTACCATCCCTGCGCGGAAGCGTTGGCGATAGCCTGAGTGGAGTTCAGAACCAGGTATTGTGATCCCCCGGAAACGCAAGTGTGACGGCCAGCAAACTCAAAACGGTACATCGTGTTGGCTTCCAAGACAAAATTGGTCAAGCCCGTGACGTCGGCAAGCGTCGTGTTGGTGCTGTTCATGTCTGCCGTGGATTTCTTGGCAATGACGGGAAGATTGCTGAGATCGGTATAGGAACCGCTGGTGGCTACGGTTGCCAAGGAGGGGGTGCCAGAGAGCGCAGAATAGGCCCCAGAAGTGGCGACCGAGGCAAGGCCGGTAATTTGTGAAGCCGAAAGTGTCAGCGCATCGCTTCCACCGCTGGCGTGGCTGGAAGCGTGAGCCAACGTGGATGAAGGAGTCCTTGAGTCGGTGAGCCGCGTGTCGGAACCATAAACCACTTGAGTCGCGCTGGCGTTGCCGGTTGCTGGAATGTCTTTGGCGGCGGCTGTGCCGAGGCCGGTGATCTGACCGGAAGAAATGCTTTTATTGGTCAGGGTTTGAGTGCCCGTGAGGGTCACTATCGAAGAGGAAAGCCTAGCGTCGGGCAAGGTGCCGGTTCCGAGATCCGAGGCCGATCCGCTGGTGGCCACCGTGGCAAGGCCGGTGATCTGACCGGAAGAAATGCTTTTATTGGTCAGAGTCTGAGTACCCGTGAGGGTCACTATCGAAGAGGAAAGCCTAGCGTCGGGCAAGGTGCCGGTGCCGAGATCCGAAGCCGACCCGCTGGTGGCCACCGTGGCGAGGCCGGTGATCTGGCTGGAAGTGATGCTTTTATTGGTTAGGGTCTGAATGCCGGTTAAAGTGACAACATTGCTTGCCAATGCGTGAGAGTGATCCGCGTGGGCAACCAACTGACTTGTCCCGGCGGAATTTGTAGATCCGTTTCCTACGGTAGAAACTGGACGAGCTGACTGAACAACAGAGGAAAATGTTATGGAACAAGAACACGGGGAACCATTGGAATCCGTGCCAGTATAATTTATTACCGGAACTGGTGTAGGTGCTTGCGATCCGTTAAATGCCTGAACATATTCAGTTCCCGTGATGGCGTTGAGCAACCTCCAACTCCCGGCAGAAAAATAGATTTTTGCAGATTGATTGACTTCATTTATGTAAACTGCGGCTTGAGTATAGTAATTGGAAGAATTGGTGATGACATAATACCCACCGGGAGGAGGGGCAACATCATTTCCGGTGACGGTAACAAAAACGTATCCAATATTACTAAAATTTAAAACATCGCTTGACAGGGCAAGTGTTCCTGAAACTGAAGGAAGGGTAAAAGTTTTGGTTCCGGCAGAAGTAGTCGTGTATTCAATCACCCCGTGTCCGTAATAAGATGTCGGAACTTCTGCATTGGTGTTATCTCCGATCCCAAAAGCAACTCCTTCCCCGTCTAAATAATAAGTTCCAAAGTGACCATTATCCGTTGATCCAGAAATATGAACTGCCGATACATTTGCATGATTGTCTCCGTCACTTATTGTGAATCCTGTGGCAATGACAGAAGCAGTTGCTCCATCTCCATTGTCTATGGTCAAAGAAGAAAACGTCGGAGAATCGGTTGTGTTCAGGCTTTGGTTGTAGGAAGAACCCTCACCAGGGGGGCCTTGAACGCCGGTATAAATGACAGAAGGAGTCGCTACTGGCGATGGAACCGAAACGGTTGTTACCGTGGCGGGTGATACGGTGACTTCGATGTCCGCCATATTACGGAAGGGAGATGGCCGCGCTAACCGTAGCCTTGCCAGAAAGAACGCGAATCTTTGTTCCGGCCGCCTTGGTGAGAAGAACGTCGTAATGAAATATGCCAGGCGTGATCGATTGCGTGACTGACGAGGTCAGGCCGAGACTCATGTATCCCGCCGTGCTTCCATTGGTTACAGCGGTAAATGTGGCAAGGAGGGAAGATCCCGGGTCTTTGCGAATTTGTGCCAAGGCGCTGGCACCGGTCAGACTCATGGCCGATCCGTTTTCGTTAAGTTGAATGCCAAGTGCAAAGGTGGCCCCTTGGTCAATGGTAAGGTCGTAGGTGGAAGCCATTTGCTACGCCATGGTGTCAATCAGGAATATGACCAATTACCAGCGGTGCTGATCGTCACGCTTGAAACGGAGCAGTTTGATGTATAATCGACAATCTTGTTGCCCCACCACCCGTCATAGTTGTCCTCAAACAATTTTTGCGTGTATGTCATGGTATAGGTCGGCAAGATGTATCCGCTGACCGGAACGGTGATCCCTCCGGGCAGGGTAAACGTCACGGATGCCGTTTGATATTCCGGGGAAGGAATGTCCGAACTCACATAATCCCGCCCAAGGTCATCAAACCCCGCGGAGTCGTAATAGTTGGTGCGGCTGTTCAAGTCGGAAATTGCCGCTGAGATTTGTGAAGAAGTTTTGGTGGAATCAAAACGTGCCACCGGCCCCCCGGACCCAAGAGTGCCAAGAGTGCATTCCAATAAAAATGTCATTTCAGGATAGTAAAGATCACCGACCTTGTAACCACCCGACCAAGGGCATGAAAATTCAACCGAGGTATGAACCGCTGATTTGTAAACCGAAAGGCCAAGCCCAGATTTACATATTAGGTATTTTTCTTCCGACAGGGTTGCACCATCGTTATATGCCGAAGAATTCCCGATGCCAATATTGTTTCCAAATTGTTCATCAACCGAAGTGTGGATGTCTTGAGCGTTATTTCCGTTAAAAAAAAATGATTGGGAAGACCAATCCCCAACTTCATCATACGAAACTGCCGCTGAAAGATTGCTTGCCACTTTGGGGGTGTTCCAGTTGGTTTGAAAAAAAAGGGAACAGAGTTGTGTTAAGCTCAATCCCTTGGGGTGTCTTGTCCCGGAACCGTATTGAGATGAAGAAATCGGTTCTGCATAGCAACCGATTGCCTGGCTTAAAACAAAAGTGACAGGAGGCATTTCTTGTTATTGCGGCGGAGTTCCAAGCACGCGAATGTTTTTTGGAACTCCGTTAGCGCATACGGTTAAAGAATACCATGAAACGGGAGCGTCACCGGCGCGAAACACTAGCTCAGTCCCGTCTTTTTGCCACTCGCATTTATAAATGCCCCTTGATGAATTTTTTAACATAACCGCGGCAAAGTTATCATCAAGGTCTTGTGCCTTGATAGATACAGGCGATCCGCCGGTCTTGCTGGATCTGCCAAGGTAATCCTTAAACTTAATGAGCGAAATGATCATCCTTTTGGCGTAACAACTCCAAATGTTTTTGATAAAACATCCACCGCGCCGTAATTCACGCTGGAAAGCGCCAACAGGTCAACGTAGCTATTTAATGTGTAGTCACTACCAACATTGGGAAGGCCGTTTGTATTGTAGGAATAAACAACACTTGTTCCCATGTCCGCCCCTGAAGGAGTGGAAATGGTGTCCGTATCTTTAGCGACGGCCTTTTCAATAACCCAAAGCGCGGAAATATATTTTCCAGAAATGACCGACTGCGCCGGGTCGTCAAGCTGAAGGTCATACGTTCTAAAAACTTTGCTTTTCTTGATGTATTGACTGCCCGATGCCCCGTGATACTGGCAATCAAAGGTAGTGATCCCGGCAACGTCTTTGCGGGTTTTGGTAAAAAGAGAAAGGGTCGAGTACCCCGATGGCGTAGAGCCGACCGAAAGCGTTGCGGCCGCGGTATCCGCGTAAGTGGTCGCGCAACAATAGGATCGAGCCAATGTAATCAACCCGTTAGGCGCTACCGTGTAAGCGTCTTGCGGTTGGATGATCAGCGAGGTAGTCGCTCCCTGGTAAATCATGACAATGCGTGTTGTGGAAGCGATTCTTTCATGTAAGCCAAAATGTCAGAAACCACTTGTTTGACAGTCATGATTGCCCCGGTTTCAGGCGAGGAGGGTTGGGCTTTTTCGGCGGAACCATCTTTGGATTTGTTTTTATCGATGGGTCCACCAGTTTTATTGATCGAATCAGAAAGGCTTTCGCCGCCGTATTTTGAAACCCCGCTGGCGTAGTCCTCGTTAGCAAGTTTTGCAGAATCAAATAAATTGAACCCTTGGGCTGAGTATTTCATTTTCAGACCAGAGATGATGTCTTGCTGGTTTGCGCTATCACTCAGCCCAAGCTGGCTCTTGTAATCGCGTTGAGCTTGATTCTCGCTCGCTTGATTCAAGCCTTGAATCGAGAGTTGTTGCTGAAGCTCGGCTTTTCTTTGAAGGAGACTTGCAAGCGAACTTGGCGAATACCCCGAACTTGCTTTGGCAATTTGTTCGTCAAGAGAGCTTAATGCCGAATTCTTTTGTATACTTGTCGCGGATGCGTAAAGGTCGGCCTGAAACCCCAAGGGCGTTCCATCGGTATTTTTGTAAACTCCATTCTTGATATTGACGTCCTGTAAAATGGAAGTGTCTTTGGGGTTCGAGTACCCGCCGCCGCCAGGTTGAGCAACCGGTTTGTAGTCGTTCGTCATGACGGGTCCGGGGCCGGTTGCGGAACTCGTGTTGAGGCCCGCAAGATTCGCAAGGGAATTCTCACCAGATTGAAACCCTTTAAACGTGTCGGAGGCACCCGTCAGTTTGTCGGCAAAAGACCCGGCTTCTTTTGCAATCTTTTCCATGGCAACCGAGTGAAGTTCTGCTTCCTGTCTCAGGCTCTTGGCTTTTTCCAAAGCGTCGTCTGAAAGTTTGTTTACCAACGCTTGTTGCGTTCCGACGTCCATAATACCATCCGCGGTCTTATAAGTGTATTCTGCGGCATCGATGGCATTGGAAACCATTTTTTGAGCTTCACCGGCGGCCACTTCCCAACCGTTTTTCAAAGCGTCTTGTTGAAGGGAAATGGACTGCGTTGCTGATTGAATCTGATATTTTAAAAGTTCAACCTTTTTTCCCATGCCGGGGATACCATCCAAAATCCCAACGATTGCTTCATTCAAGGCCCGGCTGATGTAGCTTCCCAACAGATCAAACGCCGTCCGCAAATAGTTGAAAAGGTAACTGTCGGAATTAAACAACTCGCCAAAGATCGAAGATAGAAAAGCCGAAGCTGTTTTTCCCCACCGATAAAGCTCATCCAGGGCTTTCATCAGGTTGAGCTTGGTGGTTTCGTAAATCAACCCCAACGCCGTAGACCATTCCCCGGAGGCAAGGCTCTCAAGCAATGCCCGGATCGGCTTGCTCATATTGCTCATCACTTGTTCGCCAAAAGCCGCGGCATCAAAGTTTGCCATTTTTGCCGTCAATACGCCCAACGATTCAACAATCGGATCCAAAAGGCCCACCCCGAATTCGCGGAGTTTTTTGCCCAATACGGTAAAATTGTCCCCGACGTTATCAAACGCCCCAGAAGATCGATTTAAAATGGTTTGAAGGGTGGACGTTTGTTTGGAAGCGACATCCATTTCCTCCGAATAGTTATTCATGAGGGCAAGCGTTTTGCCCCCGGCCTTACCCAGTAATTCCATGGCAATGGCAGTTTTCTGGGCCGGGTCATTGATTTTCCCGATGGCCTGAGCGATGGCGGCAAATTGTTCGTCCGGGGATAGTAAAAGAAGGTTTGAAACCGAAAGACCAAGCTCTCGGATCTTCTCGGCCTGCTTGCTCATCGGGTCGTTTGCGGCCTCGAGGTTCTTCTGCAATTTGTTGATAATCGACCCCAAATCCTCGGCGGCAACGCCGTTGTTTTCAAATGCCCGTTGAAGGACAACCAATTTTTCGGATGCGACGCCGGTGCGTTCCGACAACTCAGAAAACTCCTTGGCAAAATCAAGACCCCCTTTGAATACCTCGATGACTCCCTGGACAGAAATGTAACCGGCCGCAAGCGCGGCTAGGCTTCCGATCATGCCGGTGAATACGCTACCAAGGGCTTCCCCGGCTTTTCCTACTTCTTGAAATGCCCCTGTAACAGCATCTTTCCCTGTTACGCCTATACTGACTGATACATCACTCATGGTTAGGCGGCGGCTTGCGCTTTAAGTGCGCCTTTGATTTCTTTTTCTAGGCTATTAAATAATTTCTCCCGATGAATTCTGACGGCTTCATCATAATCGGATTTCCGAAGTGCTTTATCAGCCCAAGGTACGTTGCTTGTCATTTTTATCCTAGGAAGCATTGAAGAGGAATCGTCTTGGACAGATGATGGTACCGCATCCATGTGCCGCTTTACCCAAACAGGAATCCCCGAGGTGGCATTCTTTACGTTGGCATTTACTTTTAGCGCGGCGGCGGCCCATGCCGCTTTGGTAAGTCCAACCAATGCTTGTTTGGCGCGAATCATTGTTGCGACGGATCCCGGGTCAGCCACAATGTTGCGGGTTTTCCAACCTTTACGGACACGGCCATAATTATTGCGGGTATTGTGATAAATATCATGAGCGTCTTCGGCCGTGGCATTGACGGTGAATTTTGAAAAGCCACCGGCATTATCAAAAATTGCCTGAAGGGCTTTGGGATTTTTGGCTTTTACCATCGAAGCCTGGAGCTTCTTATTGTTGAGCGTTGCAATGTCCTCAATAAATGATTTGGACTTTGAAGAAAACTTCAGGATCGTCGGGTATAAAGGTTTTAGTACCTTTAAAATATCGTTTTGAACCGCTCGTTCACCAAGGGCAAGGGACTCTTGCTTGGATCCATAAGGAGGGGTGGAATATGCCAGATTGACGGCAAGCAACCGCGCACCCCGGCGAAGGGTTGCCTGAACTTGCTTCCCCGTGACGGCCTCGAGTTTCTTCATGCGCTCAAGAAGTTTCACGTTATCAATTTGGATTTTAGGGGTTGCCATGTGTTCTCTACTCTTGCCCTGTCAATGGAACCTCCCAGACGTCATCAGTCCATCGGAGCATCTTTCCGCTGATCCAGGTATGATAGTCCAAGATCCGCATGCCTTCAGAGAATGGGAGTTCCCAAACAATGAAGTCATGTGACCAGGACGTTTTGGAAGAAAGGCCGCCGATGTAGCTAATCAGCCACGACGGCCGCCAACTTTTTTTGGGAGTTCCTCCCCGGCATTGGGTTCCATTTCTCCTTTAAGGGAAGTCCGGGCCTTGTTCATCTGGTTCACGAGCTCGAGCACGAGTGGCGTTGCCTCGTTGAATACCCCGGCCTCGTATTCATCGAGGAACTCATACACCCGCGCCCGAAACTCGACACCGTTGGCACAAAGGCGGCGCACCTGGTCGCGGGGTTGCGATTGCGCCCAGAGGATCGCCCCGACATCAAAGGCAACCGAAGTGGTCTTTCCAACCACAAGCCCGACCCCGGCCTCCATCAGCATCGCCAGATCCCCGGCGGATATTGGTCGAAGGGAAAGACCGGCGATCTCGATCGCGGGTTTTAGGATTTCGCTGTCGAGTTCACGGTTGCGGGTTTCCGTATTGATCTCGGTGAGGTCGTTGAGGTCGGGTTTTTTCATAAATGGGCGGGGCCGTTTAACTGGCAAGACGTGCCAGTTGGTCGCGCTCGGAACGGCCAAGGGAAGAAGTGACCGCAAGGCGCTGGTCGCCGCGCTGGAGAAGGTGATGGGCGGGCACCTTGTGGCTTTCCGCAATCACATGGGTGCGGTTGAACATGATTTCCCGAGCAAGGAAGAAAACGGTCAGGTTGGACGGGCGATCGATGCTTTCCGGGGCAGGCTTTTCCCACGCCGAAATAAAATTGGAAATGGCTTCGCCGGAATCATTCAACCCGCAAAAATGCCAGGTAAAAGTTTCGCGCCCTCCCTGTTGAATCCGGGTGCATTCGCTCCCGCGGCGAAACGGAAATCCCGCCGCATGCAGGGAAATGGCGAGTTTTAAATCGCCGGTGGAAAACCAAACTCCTTCCAACTCCGAATTATCCATTTATTCAGGGGGGCTTTGGCCCCGGATTAGATGCCCGGGTAGCGGGTGAAATTGCCCGTAATGGTTTTAAAAGATCCCTGGGCACGGGCGACCGCCACGCTGTCGATAACCGTAGTTCCGGTTGTCACCCCACCGACCGATTCCATGTTGGCAAGGGTGATGGCAACGCCGATGGCGGCGGCGGCAACGCCACTTGTTCCGGCAAGGGTTCCAGAAAAGGAACCGGTGACCTTTTGGTTGGCAAATGCCACAAGGGTGACGTCCCCGCTGGCATTCTTGACCTCAACCTTGTCGCTTGCCGCGCTCAGATTGAAGGAGGAGAGAAGGATTCCGGTTTCGTTAGTTGCGCCGAAAGAGACGCCAGAAGTTGAGCCGATGAGGGTTGCCATGATGAACATGGCGACCTGTCAACTTTTTTTCCTTTATAGGGATCCGGCGTGGACTGTGAGCGTCCACCGGCGGGTGATCGTGCGGTCGCTTCGATCGTCGGAAACCGAACCGTCGTAAAGCGCTCCCAGGACAACGACGTTTGAGTTGGTGAGGGTGGTGATATTGGAAGTCAGCGATGTCTCCACTTTGGAAAACAAGGATTCCACCGAAGCGTTGCCCGAGACCTGAGAGATCGAGGCGGCGGGAAAAGCGTTGGCCGTGATTTGGAGTTCCACCTGGCACGCATAAACCTGAAACCCGACAATCGATTCCGATCCTCGGGTTGTGGAAACCGTGATGCGGGGAACCGTTGTGATTTCGGTGTCGTCGTTGGCCGGGACGATGCGTACCGATCCAAGGCCGGTTACGCCGGTCAGCCGGGTGCAAATTGCACGCGAAAGAGATTGCTCAAGGGTCATACCGTGGCCTCCGCGCAAGTGAGTTCATAACCTTTGGCCGCGGAATTGACCGCTTCAATCTGATAGGTTTGTCCCTTGGACACAATGAGTTCACCGACTGATGGAACCGCGCCGTTAAGATCAGCCCCGCGGATTGCGATATTGGCACCGCGGTGAACAATGTGTCCGCCGTTTTCCCAAATATCCTTGAGCGCCGTCGAGCTTACCACGGCCGGGACGGTCATTCCCGAATAGATCACGGTTTCCCCGGCTACGTCCTGAAGGGAAGCAAGGGCGACATCAAGGAGGGAGTCGGCGGCGTTCATTTTCTAGTGGCCCCTGTCAATGCGTGATTTTTTCTTGAAAATGAAATCGTAATTGTCGCGGAATGCCTGGGAAAAACACGACCGGGGGCAGGATCCCTTGCCATTGGTTCCAATCCCCTGAGACTTCTTAAAGGAAGTAATTTCTTTCTTGGTCTCGGCAATCGCCGAGGCAGAGGAATCAATTTTCATGTCGGTGTTATTGGTTTTCGTCGACACATTTTGCAAACGTGTCGATTTTCATGCAAAAAGTACCCCCCATAAGCGTTCGATGATCCACGGCCCCTTGGCATCATTTTGAGCAATGCTTAAAAGCTCCTTGTAAACAGAGAGATCGTGTTTTTTTACACGTTCCTTGCTGACCACAAATTGTCCGCCAGGGACAAAAACAAATTCCTCTGGGAACAAAATCTGGCACGCGACACAAGCATTTGCCAAATCGAGCCCCGGGTGATGGGGGTTGCCCAACCGGTCACAAGAAATCTTTGCGTTCTTGTTCAACCATGCAAATTGACCCGGCTTTTCGGCAAAAGTATTTAACTCGGAAACGGCGTTGGGTGCGTGATCCAAAGGGTTGCCCTGGACAAATGCCATTTGCCCGGGGAGCTCGTCCCAATTTTCCACGATATAGGAAAGAAAGGTTTCCGGTTCTCGTCCGACATTTTCGGCCTGAGTCAGTTTGACGTTGGGGATTTTTTCAAAAGATTCCCCTTTGTTCACAACGAGTTTTTCCCATTTTTGAACGTGACTGATCCACGAAATGTCTTCGTTAAAGCGGGCGACGATGAGTTGGTTCATTGCGAGTCAGGGTTGCGACGGGTAAAAACGGCTTTCCCAAAGGCGTAGGCTTCCGGGGAGTTCATAATGGAATAGATGTCATCGCTTGGGACTTTTCCGGTAATGGGGTGATGGTGCTGGAACGTGAGGGTTGTCGGTTTGACGATCCCGGCTTTATTGGCACGGAACGAAAACTCGTTGTCCGAGTAAACGCCCCGGTATTCCCCGGAAAGGAATTCCCCAAAAGGAAGACCAAGGGTCTGCGGCGTTGGCCGCGTAAAGATATGGGTGATGAGGAGGTCGTCCTGGCGGATCCCGTCTTTCACCCCAAGCACGGCCGGGACGCTAATGTCTCCAATCTGGGAAAGGACTTGTTCGTCCCACCAGATCGGCGGCTCAATGTCGTCGGCGGACCCCACAATGACGTTGCCTTCAGAAACCTGAAAGGCGGCGTTCATGTTCAGGACATAGGTTCCACCAATGTTGTCCAAATGCCCGGCGGGCGTCATCACATGCCGGAACCGATGCAGGGCATCCCGGGACTCGGTATCGTCCTCGGAAAAAGCAAAAATGTATTCGATCGATCCGGGATCTTTGGCCCGCTCGAGGAAGGTCTTTCGCACCATGGCGCTTTGCAGGGGACGGCCGCGGACAGGGTGCAACACCGTGATTTTTCGACCGTTCTGGATAAAAAGGTTTTTTTCCAGTTGATCGGCCTCTTTGAACTCTCCGTTCATGCGAAGGGCGCAAGTGTAGACATAGAGACCGGCCCACCCGTAAAGGCCCTCACGGTGCGTCCAAGGCTTGAGTTTTGGAATGGGAAGGATCATTGCCATGCGTGCCAGGGCGAGGGCTTCCTGAGCCATTCCCATGTCGGAATAGGCCGCGCTCATGTAGCACAAGGCTTCCCGACGCCATGGTTCAAGTCCCCACGCTTCCCGAAGCAAAGCGATCCGGGCCTCGTAATCATCCGCCCACCGGGAAAGCATGACGTACAACTCGTACACTTCGCATGTCTGAAGCAGGGTTTTGTCCGCTTTCCATCCCTCGATGGCGGCCATTGCCGTTTTGATGGCCTCGTCCATGCGTCCGACGGCCTCATATTCTTGGCAAACGTAAAACTGATAACGGGGTTCCGCCGGGAGCCCCTCGATGATACGGATGTTGCGGGCGTTGGGGTTATCTTGCCGGTGGGTGCCCGGCATGTGGGTGATTCCAACCTGATCGTCCTCGAGGCGATCGGGTGATTCCATCAAGGGAACCAGATGCTCGTGAACCGCGCCGCGCCATTCCGCTGTCCCGGCACGGATGATCCTTTCCCGGAAAGGGGCGAGCCCGTTGTTCGATAGCCGGTAAGCGCAATAGAAAATGTCGAAGTCTTCTTTTTTGACGATTTCCTTGAGACGGGTGGAGCTCTCTGGGTCGATGCAATCGTCGGTGTCGGCCCACATCAGGTAATGATGGCCGTCGGCCTTGCCCATGTTGAAAGCGAGTTGCCGGGCCGCGCCAAAGTTATCGACATGGGGCCAATCCTTGCCCGTGGCCCCGTTCTCATAGATGCCGACCTTGGCCCCGAGTTTCTTGGCAATTTCCAAGGTGCGATCCGGGGTCTGGGATCCGCATGCCTGAACGATGTAAATGTGGGGGGTGAGCTTTTGAAAGCTCGTGATGAAACGCTCGATTAAGTGTTCGACGTTTCCCGCGATGGCGCAAAGCGCAAGGGTTTTTTCAGACATATTCGCTCAAACCCGCCTGTCAACTTTACGACAACTCACCAAAGCAAAACCCCCGGGAGCCGAAGCTCTCCGGGGGCGGTGCGGGTTAGGGAAACCGGTTAGTAGGCAAACCGGGCGAGACCAGCGGTGACACCGGCCGTCCATCCTGCCAGGGCCTCAAACGTGCAGAAGTGCGTTCCGAGGCTGAGGGAGTAGTGGCGGCGATAGGTCAGGCTGAGGCCAGACTGCTCGTCGGTGACGACCTTGCTCGAGATGTAGAGCGAATCGTCCTGCGGGGTGAGGGGGCGGACAGCCAGGGCGATCGCGCTCGGGTGAGCAACGAAACCGAGGGTGTTGTTGGTGGTCGGAACCGAGGAAACCTCCATGGTGTCCATGCCGAGCACGCGGGGGAGCTTGCCTTCCTTGATGGCATCACCACCGAAAGCCAAGTTGGCAAGGAGGTTGGTGCTGTCGGAGAGCAGGGTGTTGAAGCTGTCCGCGTTGAGGATCATCGCGGCGGCCGAGACGTCCACACCGGCGGCCACCAGCGCCTTGCGGGCGGAGCGGACATGGCTGAGGGCGAAGGAAACCGCACCGCTTGTCACGGTGACGGTCTGGAAATAACCGGTCGTGCAGACCAGACCGCTCAGGAGGGCCTGAGAGATGGCGACGGCGACGGCCTTGCCCTGCTGGAAAGAGAACTTCTCCAGGTCGGCGAAGCTCGATCCCATGAACTGGGAATCTTTGATGCCAACCGTGGCCTTGCGGTACTGGTTGAGCGTGATGTCCGCGTTGGAAGCGCTACCGGAATCAGCGGACTCGTAGCTGTTTTCAGCCGTTGTCGCGGTGATTGTGGAGATGATGGGAACCGAGATCACCGTGCCACGGCGGGCCGCGTCGGTGTTGTAGCTCGTGGTGAACTTGCTCAGGGGAGCAAGGGAGGCGGTGAAGGAATTCAGCGCGATCTGGGAGATCAGCGTGTCATTCAGTCCGGTTAGTGTTGCGGCCATAGTGGTGGTTGTTGGGGTTTAAGGTGAGTGGGGGTGCAGAATTACTTGCCGAGCATGTTGCGGAGCTCGGGGTGCTGGCGGGCGAAAGCGACTTTCTCGCTGTCGGAAGTCAGGGACTCAAAACGGGTGACGAGGTTTTCGCTCTCGGGAGCGGCGTCCACGCCGTTCGTGCCGCGACCGGCTTCCTCGAGGATCGAGAGCTTGGTCATGACGGCATCGAGCTTGGCGCTCATCTCGCCATTTGCCTCGGTGGCAATGGCGGCATCGATGGCCTTCTGATCGTCCACGGGATCCTGGGCGATGAATGCGTCGAGTTTGTCGGAGAGAGCCTTGATGGACTCGATGACGGGAGCCAGAGCGGCGGCGATGGAATCGACGGCGAGGGCTTCCTGGGCGGGTGCGGATGGTGTTGCTTCCATGTTGGTCATTTCCACGCTGTCAACCGGACGTTGTGAAAGTTGCTCATTTTCCTGAGCGGGTTCTGGTGCTTTTGCCGAAAGTTTTTTCTTGGAAGACCTCGAGGAGTAGACCCCCGATGGGTTGGCCGCGGCGCGACTGACCAGATCGACACTTAGAAGCTCCGAAAGGCGGGCGAACTTGGCACCGGCGGCTTCAATGCAGTTGCCGATCCAAGAAATCGAAAAGCCCAGGGAATCCGGGAAGATGTCGAGGATCTTGGTGTAATAATTGGAAAGCGGATGCTCGCCGATCAACTCCATGTCGGCGCGGACTTGGTCTCCCTCGACGCGGAAATTGGTCATTGCTCCGATCAAACCTGAAACGCTTTCATCATGGTCGGGAAAAACCTTGACCGGCGAAGCGGCGTTGCCGAGGGCTACGACTTGCTCAAGGGTGGTGCCATCGATCTCGGTGTCGTGTCCGAGAGCCGGGCCAATAGTGATGACGGAAACGCCTGGGAATTTCATGCCCTTGACGGGGCGTCAACACCCGGGCTTACCCTTGCGGAATTCCAACATCACCGGACGCCACCGGCGGCGGAAGCGGCGATGGAAGAACGATCGGTTGCAGGGGTCCGAGGAGTCGTGTTTCCTTTGCAATCTGGGCGGTTTGCTCCTCCCAATCCTGACCGTAGCTTCCGAAATACTCGGCGCGGGACATGAGACCGGCTTCAACCAGGGCGATGTCGCTCTGGGCGTCGCGGCCGTGATCCACCGTGATGGAACGTGGCGGAATCCAGTCCGTTTCAAACCAGTTTGCGGTTTCTGGCAAAGCGTTGTTCTTGATGGCAACCGCCGCGGCGTAACGCCAGATCCGGCGAAGCGCTTGGGCAATAAGAAGGTTCTGACGTTGCTCAAAACGACGGGCGGCCTTGGCCGTGATCAACCGGGTGTTTGCTCCTGAAATTTTAGAACTATCCCAAACGAATTCATAGGGAAGCTGAAGCCCCAAACAAGCGGCCCTTATGTATTGCTCGAGGTGTTGATCGAGCCGGTCGTTGGGCCTGTTGAGTTGGAAACTCTTAATGTCTTGATCGTTCCTGAGGCGAATGAGCGCACCGCCACCCCATACGGTTTCGAGTGTCTTGTTGTCGTCCTGAGCCGTTGGCCCAAAGATACCGCCACCCGCTCCGTTCTTGGAAGTTGCCACAAGCGAAATCGTGCTGGCCGCCTTGGTGGCTTGCATTTCCAACCGGAGGAGCTCGTCCCGATCAAGGACGGTATTGATAGCAACCGCAATCCGCGGATACCCGCGCACCTGGTCGGCACGTTCGGGTTCAAAAATGTGGATCATGTCCTCCGCATCGATTTTTTTAAAATCCCCGGCGGAATTGATGATGTAATAAGCAAGGGCGCGACCGTACTTGTCGGTTTGGACTCCATCGAAGAGTCCCTCTTTGCCCTCGAGGTCGGGAGGGGTTTGCACCCGGTGACCTTCTACGAGTTGCAGTTGAGCACACGATCCATCTTTGGTTTTGGTCAGGACGATAAAGATCTCTCCATCCCGGTCGAGGGATTCGGAAATCAAAAGTTGGAGGGTCTGAAAATCAAATTTCCCGCTGACCTCGGGGTAGTTACACCAAGACGCCCACCATGCCTTTGCAAGCTCATCCCAATTTTCGTCTCCACTTTGAGGCATGACGCGAATTCCGCCGCCGACCGAATACCTGGCAATGTCGGTAATGGCCGATTTAACGATTGCGTTGTTGTAATAAACTTTTCGGGAAAGGGCGACCAACCGCATCCGGTCGACGTCGGTGATGTCCTCACGGGAATCGGTTGCCCGGGCCCAGACCAAAGAGCGTTCCGTAGGACGCCACCCGAGGGCGTCCAGCATGCGACCGACATATCCAGAAATGTTCATCGTGTTCCTCCGAAAGTGATGTAAGTGATGCCCGCCCCGGTGGCCTTTCCGTCCACGATGTCGATTGCCTCGACGACGATTTCCATCAGATCCTCGCTTGCGTAGTTTTGAAGCATGGCGGCGCTACGCCCCCCGGCGCTGGAACTTGAAACAAAGGCGAGTTGTCCCTGACCGGCAAGGATGCGGTTTTTGCAATCCTCGAGGATCCCGAGGAGCTCGGCCCTCGTGAATGCTTTGGTAAAAAGTAGGGCACGGGTCACTTCCGATCATCGGCGTCAACGGTTTCGGCAACCTTGATTGCGGCATATCTTCTCGGGAGCACATAACTGGCACCGAACAAATGCAGGATTGTTGCGATCCGCGCCTGATCCTCCTCTTCTGAAAGGGATCCTTTTTGATTCCGGTGGATTGCTTTCATTTGTGCCACGACACGGGTGAGCTCTTGATTTGTCCGAGGGCGCTTCACTCTTCGGCCGGGGCCTCTCCGTTCATGCGTTGCCACTCTCCCGCGGCGACCAACCACATCTTTTCGCAGTCCCCAAGGTGGTTTGCACCAACGGTGCGCCATTCCAGACCGCTGGTTCCCCGGGGGCCGCGCCGCTCGACCAACCGCTCACCGGTGAGTTGGGTGATGTAGTCGCGCCGAATGTCCCTGGGCAAATACCACCGGCTTTCTTTTTTCTGGATTGCCTGAAGGTAGAGGCGCTCTTTCCAAAAATCGTCATCCGCCTGGTAGAGCGGAATCATCTTGTCCCGGGACATGATTTCCTGAAAGACGACCGGCGTCTTCATACCTTGGGAAACCGTCCTCCCCTTGTAGGCCGCCCACGAGCGGGGCATCGAGGAAACAAAATCGTAGACCCCGGCAATCGATCGGGCCGCGTACCCTGAGTCCACCATCCCGAATTGCGGAACCACCGTTGCGCCGGATGGCATGGGGTAGGGGGTGGCAAAGATCTGACGGATTGCTTCCCACCCGATCGCGCTCCCGTAGTCGACAAGGTAACTTGCCCCGTCCCGTGCCAGGGCGCGAACCACCCACCAAAGTTCAGTCTGTTGCACGTCCACGCTCATGATGAGCACCGCCGGATCCTCAATCGGGCATTTTCCGGTCGAGTATTCGGTAGATGCTTTGACCACCTCCTCGATCTCGGAGCTCTTGATCGTTGCGGCTTGCGGAACCCAAGGGAGGGCGAGGGTGCTATTGATAAACGACCGGAGCCCCCCGGGGGATTCTTTTTCCCGAAGGAAGTCGACGGCCAGTTCCCCCCAACTCACCCAAGGAGAATAAAGAGCGTTGAGGTGATACGAGTAAACGCCTCGAGGGGCGTCCGGGTTGGTTGCCACCCATCGGCCCCCTCGGAGCATGGCCGTTTTGCTTTGCTCATAAATCGGCGCGGCGCACGCCGAGCAAATGTAATGCGTGGTGGCGGCCACTTTCCGAAAGTCCCATCCCTCTTCCAGTTTTGCCGACTGATCCCACCGGACACCCTCCCACTCCATCTTTTGCTGATGATTGCATACCGGGCATGCCACCATGTAGTGCCGTTGATCTCCGAGGATCCACTCTTGCCAGATCGCACCGGTATCAAGGGTCGGGGTGCTGGTTTTGAGGACGCATCCCTGGGGAAAGTTCCGAGTGCGGAGCTCCACCAACCGGAGGGCCGACGCCTCCCGCTTGCTTTCCTCGGGGAACTTGTCGACCTCATCCGCAATCACCAACCCCACACTCCTCGAGGACAGGGCGCTGGCGCTCCCGGCGCCGCAAAGGTTCAGGTTCATCTTTCGGAACTCCATGCTCAAAACCGCAAAGCGGTCTTCATCATCGGGCTTTTCATTTGAGAGAGCCGGGCAATCCTCGATCAACGGTTGCAAACGATCCCTACTAAAAGATCGTGCCAGGGATTCCGACGGCATGGCCCAAAGCGCCGGAGTCGGTCGCCGGGCGATCCTCGAGGCGAGCGCCGCCATCAGCGTGGTGGTCTTGGATGTCTGAGCCGCCCAACACAAAGTGATGCTTTTGGTGCTGGCTTGTCCGGTTCTGTTGAGTGGTTCGCGGACGTATGGGGTCAGAATCGTGCTATAAGGCCCCGGAGAGCTCGAGGATCGGGCGGACAGGGTAAGGTTAGCCTCGCACCACTCCGAGACCGATTGCGGGGTTTCTGGTGCCAGTATTGCCCGGGCCTCATTCTCGAACTCGACGTCGCAAATCATAGAGCCTTATGCATCAACCGCGGCGCGGAGTGTTTTTTCCACCCACTCCGTTAAAACCATGGATGCCAAATCGGGATCGACCGGGTTGCACCGCTTTGCCATGGCCTCCGGGAGCGCTGTCAGATGATCTTTGATTGCGGCTAATTTCCGATTTTGGGAATTGATGGCGCTTGCGCGGTCGACCAGCGCTCCTCTTTCCTTCTGTTGATTGATAAAAACCAACTCAGCATCCGCACGACCCTTGGCGGCGGCGTTGTAATTGCGTATGGCGGCCATGATTCCTTCAAAATCATCAGCCTGAAGGCGCCGCTGATACCCGGCATACGCGGCCCTTTCCATTTTTCTGGCCCGATCCCGAACGGCTTCTGGTGATTCGACATCGAGGAGCACCGACGGATCCGCAACATCATCAAGGATCACCGGCTCCGGGGCCGCCACCGTTGGCAAAAGTTTGACCCGGGGTGAGCGTTGCCCATGTCCGAGCCGCCAGGACGCGGCCGCTTCGACCGAAGAAATGGGCATTCCTTTCTTTGCCCACTTGTTTACAGCTTGCCGGGAGCACCCCCATGCCTGGGCAATGGCACCGATACTCATAAAGCGTGGAACAAAAGATGGTTCTTCATGCTCCCTAGTGTGGCGTCAACCTATGGTTGCCAAAGTTTCTCGCAAATACTGCAAGGCAGTGCG